AAGTGATCCCGACGCCGATGATGTTCGACGAGGCTGCCCAGTTGCCGGACAGCTCGATGGCACCGTCGACCGACGCCGAGAACGACGCGTCGAACAGGCCGAGACCGAACCAGTACTTGGTGGTGCTGTTCGTGTCGGGGTACAGGTAGAAGCGCCGGGCGTTGTTCGCCGTGTTGTCGATCGCTGCGGCGTACGCCGAGCGCTCGGCGTCGTCGTAGAAGCCCGAGAACGTCCCGCTCGAGTCGGGCAGACCGGCGAGGTACTGCTTGTTGGTGTCGCCGAACGCGGTGGCGTCGACCTTGTCGGTCGAGAAGTCGATCGACCACTGCGTCAGCGACGCGATCGGGACGGCGGCTGCAGCGCCGGCGGAACTGAAGTCGGCGTAGAGCCGACCGGTGCGGCCATGCTTACGGGCCATTGTGGAACCTCCAGGGTTGGGGTGTGTGTTTCACCGGCCCGCGGCCGGAGAACGTGGCACCCGAGTGACGGCCCTCGGGGTGGGTCAGATCAGGGCCAGGAGCTGTTCGGCGCGACGCTCGAACGTCCAGCCGGCAACGGCCTCGCGAGCCATCTGTGCGGCCTGCTGGCGCTCCATGTCGTGAGCGCACCACCAGCGCAGCTTCTCGCCGAGCTCGTGGGGCGACGAGAACGCAGGGAGCATCGGGAACGTCTCGTCGGACTCGGGGCGTGGGTCGCGCAACCAGAAGCAGCCGATCGCCGACAGCTCGACCTCTCGGGGCCCCATCGCGTAGCCCTCGGCCAGCGACGGCATGTTGGCCTCGCGTCGGTACAGGTTGAACGAGCACTTGGCCGAGCGGTACAGGTCGACGGTCTGGTCGTTCGGCCAGCACTCCTCGATGTCATGGATGAGGAACGGTCGCAGCGGCGAGTCGTCGTCGAGGCTCTGCCAGTTGCCGGCCAGCTTGACGTCCAGGCCGGTCCAGTCGACCTGCTCGAGGAACTCGATGCGTGACGGGTAGCCGGTGCCGACGAAGCACACGTCGGAACTGAGGTCGGGATCCGCTGCGCCGGGGTGGTGCAGCTTCGGGTCGTAGCTGTGGGGCAGGTAGATCGACTTCGGTGCGACCATCTGGAACGTGTCCAGGTTGGTCGGGTCGTTGACGACGTTGATGTCGGCGTGCGCGGCGAGCTGCAGCTGCCGGTCGTCCTCGTAGGGCGACTCGGTGTGCATCACGACGACGGTCATGCCACGGGATCGCAGCATGTCGAGCGTGCCGGGCGGCATGTAGAAGCCGGAGGTGACGAACACGACCTGCGGCCAGAACCGCAGAGCTGCGGCTTCGACGGCCTGCATGGCGAGGCGTTGGGCCGTCTGGTCGTCGAACGCCCTCAGGTACTCGCCATCGTCGCCCTTGATCTCGGCCATCGAGTAGAACGACAACCGGTCGCCGAGGTCGTAGTTGATGACCTGGTGGTCGAGGTTCTCGAACGCCGTCCGCCAGCCCTGGTGCACGTCGGCCACCGAGAACGCTGGGCCGGGCTCGACCATCAGGATCCTCACTTGAACACCTCGAGCAGGCCACGTCGGTGCGCTTCGGCGAAGACCCGCTTCGCTCCCGGTTCAGCGGTCCTCGTTGCGTCGCTGAACGTGTTCAGCGCGTTGGTGCCGGGGTGCGACACCGACGCAGCGAAGTCACCGTTGGGGAACTTCAGCGCCGAGTTGCCCTCGCCCTTGCGACGGCCTCGGACGTAGCGGAACGGCTTGATGACGTGCGGCGCAGCGCCGCCCTCGAGCAGCGCCCAGATGCCGTAGGGGCGTGGGCGCAGGACCGACTTGGCGTTCAGGGTGCCGAACACCTCGTAGCCCGCACCGAGCTTCGGTGACACGCCGGTGCCCGACGCACCGTAGCGACGACGCCACCGGGACAGGCGCAGGTCGCCGCCGGTGTCACGCCGGGCGTTGTCGAGGAGTCGATCCTTGTAGACCTGGGTGGCGGCCTGGACCGCCGAGCGGTTCGCATTGCCGAACGCCAGTGCGTAGGCCGAGAACTTGCCGGCCAGCTCGGTGGCGTTGCGCGACGTGCCCATCAGCAGAACACCTCGACGGTCACCGTTGCGGCGTAGTAGTCGACGTCGCCGATGTTGATGTCACGGTAGGACCCGACCTGGGTGACGTTCCACGAGTCGAAGTCGGTGTCCTGGGGTGGCGTGTCGAACGCTGCGACGACGCCGCCGTCGGGATCGGTCAGGTCGTCGAGGTCGGCGAGGTAGTTCGTGTTGCGCCTGGTCACCGCCAGGTACAGCGGCACGGTCACGATCCGGCCGGCGACCATCTGGTTGTGCTGCCAGTCGATGCCACCGAGGATCACCGCCGGGCTCTGGATGCTGTCAGGCGGGTAGCGGTACACGTTGACCGACGGGTGCAACGAGGCGACGAGTGCCCGTTCGATCTCGGCACGCAGCGCCGTGTTGGTGCTCATGCGAATCCTGCATGACGCCGGTACGGCTCGAGCAGCGCCTTGACGTCGGGGTCGAGCTGGGTGACGCGCACCACGCCGAACTCGCCGAAGCCGGCGACACCGAGCGGCGAGTCGGCCCGCTTGAACACCCGTGCGACCTGCAGCCGGCACGCCTGCTTCACCGCTGCGGGAACCGCCGGCCAGCCGAACACGCCGGTCACGGTCACTTCCCAGAGCTGATCGGGGGACGACATGCGCCACTCGCCGACGGTGCGACGGATGCGGGTGAAGGGCCGTGTCTCGGGCCCGGCGACATTACGGGGTTCGAGCCGGTAGCCGGTGACGGATGCACCGTTCTCGGTGACTGATGCCACCGACACGACGTCGTTGAAGGGGCCGAGGTCGAGCACCCACAGGTCGACGGCGGTGAACAGGCGTGCCGTGCCCGCCGAGGTCTGCCAGAAGTGGCGCTGGCAGTGCCCGTCGATCAGGCGTGACACGGCCTCGATGGTGTCCTCGAGCTGCGGGTTGGCTGCGCCGTTGGGCTGGCCGATGTACTCCTGGGCCTCGTCGAGGGTGACGTAGCCGTTCGTGATGGTCACGGGGCCTCCATGCAGCGGTGCGGCCAGTCGCCGAGTCGGTAGGTCCAGGTGACCTCGGGGATGCACCGGAACCGTGCGCCGGCGTCGAGCGCCCGCACCCACAGGTCGTGGTCCTCGTTGTGAACGTCGCGGTAGCCGCCAAGCTCACGCCACAGCGACACCCGCACCGCTGCCGCCGAGGCGATCCAGTTGGCGTCACGCAGCGTCTTGAGCGGGTAGATGCGCTGCAACACGTCGGGGCGTTCGAGGTGGCCGACAGGGTCGACCCTCGGCCAGGTGTAGACGATGTCGTGGTCGTCGTTCAGGTGGGCGGCGATCGTGGCGAAGTGCCCGGGGTCGAACAGGTCGTCGTCGTCGCAGCGGAACAGCCACGTCGTGTCGACCTCGTCGACGAGCTCGTTGATGACCTTCGACGGTCCGACCTTGTGCCAGTCGGTGGCGACGATCCAGCGGGGCCGCACCGTCTGCACCGCCAAGCTCTGACGCAGCTCGTGGAGCATGTCGACACGTTCGGGCAGTGTGGCGGTGACGACGGTGAGGTCGATCACTGCGAGCTTCGCCGGCCCAGCCGGCGCACCCTGACCGACGGCACGTCGGGGTAGGTGCCGAACGGGTCGATCACCACCGAGCCGACCGGGGCCGGGGGCCAGTCGCCGTGGTCGGTGGCGATCACGATGACCGACGGGCGCAACGGGGTAGCGCCGATGTTGCGCACCGGGACGTGCGGGTCCCAGACGTGCGGCGTGATGAACTCCTCGGCGAGGATGTTCACCAGCAGCCTGGCGGGGGAACCGGTCGTGATGTTCGTGCCGGGCTTGAACGCCTTGCCCCACACCACGATCGGCATGCCGGTGCGGTCGTGTTCGGCGATGGCCTCGTGAGCGATCCACGCCATGTGGTTCTCACGGGCCACCATCAGCGCCTCGAACAGGTCGAAGCTCACTTCGTGCTCACGGGCGAGCCACGACAGTGCGATGTTGTCCCGTGGGTGACAGCCGCCGCCGTCGCCGACGCCGGCCTTCAGGTACTTGGGGGACATGAGCCGCTGGTCGGCCATCGACAGCGCGGCGTGGATGTCATCGACGTCCATGCCGCACTTCTCGGCCAGTTCGCCGTAGAGGTTGCCGAGCACCGTCTTGGCGGTGATGAACGTGTTGTAGAAGACCTTGATGCCTTCGGCGGTGGCGACGTCGGTGCGGAACACCGGCCGGCCTGTCATCTGATGGAAGAACTGTTCCATCGTGTCGGCGGCCTCGACGTCGTCGACACCGATCAGCGTGAACTCGGGGTTCAGGAAGTCGCCCACGACGGTGCCCATCGCGATGAACTGCGGCGTGTAGACGAGCCTGACGTGGTCGTTCAGGTACGGGCGGATCTCACGGTCGATGGTGCCGGGCAGCACCGTCGAGATGATCGCCACCACCGTCGGTCGGGTCAGGCGGTTGAACACCGACCTGCAAGCGGCGACGAGGTGGCTGTAGTCGAAGTCGACCCGCTCCTCGGGCAACCGGTCCACGCCCTCGTAGCGGGAATCGTGGGGGGTCTGCACGGCGACGAACACGATGTCGCAGTCGGTGACGATGCCGGGGTCGTCGCCGACGACGAGCCGGGTGGACTCGAGCAGCTCGGCGACGCCGACCTCCTGGTACGGGATCGACCCGACAGCGACGTAGTTGGCGACGGCGGTGTCGGTGTCGTAGCCGACCACCTCGTGTCCCTGGGACTCCACGGCGAGGGCGACGGGCAGGCCGAGCTTGCCGAGTCCGATGAAACCGACCCTCATGACCGACCGCCGATCACCGCCGCGAGCTTCTCAGCATCCGCAGCCCGTTCGTCGCGCAGCTCGGCGTACCGGTCGGCGACCCCGTCGGCCTGATGTCGGACCAGCCGATCGACAGTATTCTGGTCGATCTCGGCTTTACCGACACTGAAGTGCAGGTGCTCGGTCAACAGGTTGGGGACGTAGACCCGTCGACCGATCCGGTCGGCGACCTCGGTCAACCAGGTGTCGTTGAAGTCCGACGAGAAGTACGGCGGCACGAAGTAGCCGAGCGTGTCGACCCAGCGTGCGTGCAGGAACCCGTGGGTGCCGAGTCGGTCGTTCTGGATGCCGTCGGCACCGTGGACGAACACGATCCGGTCCTCGCAGGCGTCGAACACGTCGCGCACGATGCGGTCCCAGCTCGGTGTGCGGAACACGATGTCGTCGCCCATGTGCCCGAAGATCGGGCCGGCGGCTGCGGCGTGGCACCGGTTCCAGCATTCAGACAAGGTGATGCGGTCACCGGCGGCGACGACGGTCCGGTCGGGCCAGGCGAACTCGTCGTAGCTGTTGTCGTCACGGTCGACGTACACGACGAACTCGACGGCGTCGGGGCGTTCGGCGAACTCGACCGCCGAGCGCATGAACCGCTCGAGCTGTGCCGGTCGCTGCCGTGTCGGGACCAGCAGACTGATCGTGTCGACCTCGACACGGGGCGTGTCGGCGTCGCGTGTGGTGACGGGCTCGAGGATGTCGGCGAACAGTTCACGCATGAGCGTTCTCGTCGACCGTCTTGTTCAGATGCGTGATCTGCGCCGGCGTGTCCTTCGTCGCCTGCGGCCACCAGACCTTCACGCCCTTGTGGTGACCGACCTGGGCGGTGGTGTCGACGTAGACCTTGTGGCCGGCTTCACGCAGCCGCAGGCAGAACGACACGTCCTCACCGAGCGCCCATTCGGTGCCGCTCTCACCGGTGCGGATGTCGAACCCGAACCAGCAGTTCTTCGACCCGCCCGACCGGTCGAGCATGTCCTGGAGGACGCTGCGGTGCACCAGCAGGCAGCCGGTGCCGGTCGCTGCGACCTCGGCGATCTGGTTCGGTTCCCAGTCCAACATGACCTGGGTGATCGTGTTGGGGTCATCGACGAACATCGTCGGCAACGGACCCTCGGCGGTGATGATGACGCACAGGGCGCCGAGGACCTTCACGTCGAACTGGATCGCCCGTGCGACGAGGCGGTGCAACAGGTCCGGCTCGTAGACCATGTCGGTATCGCAGAACCACAACCACTCGCACGCCTCGTGGTCGGGGTTGTGGAGGAACTCGTCAACCAGCCGGTTCCGCGCCTTTGCGAGGTTCGCAGTGGCTTCGATGGCGACGTAGTTGTGCAGGATCCGCAGCTCGACGGGGTTGGGGTGCTCGGGCTCGCCCAGGGCTTCCCAGGCCTGCAAACCGCGCTGGCGGTCGAACAGGTCGAGTTCCCACATCGAGCGCAGGAACCGCGTCGAGATGTCGTGTCCTGTGCTCGGGAACGCGAGCAGGACACGACCTGGGAGACCATCTTCTGTTGACGGCGACAGCATTATCCCACCAGCCTTAGCTGCTCGTTAGCGGGTCGATTGTTCTTCCTGCTGTTGCAGGACCGATGAGCAAGGGCAACGTTGCACAGCGAGTGTTCGCCGCCGAGTGAAATCGGAATCAGATGGTCTATGGACGCATCAGAACGCTTGACCTTCTTGCCACACAGATGACACTTCTGATTGTCGCGCTCGAATATGTCGTCAAGGCCAAAACGCTCACCCGATACAGCAGCAGCACGCTTCAGGTTGTAACGGTAGGAATTTCTAGCGTTTACCCTGCGACGCCACTCGGGATCGTTTCGGTACCGCTCACGCCGATATTTGGCGCGACCGCCACGCAACCTCGATCGTCTCAGTCCGTTACGTTTCGCGTCGGCTTTGCTTCTGCATTTCGCAGAGCAATACTTTTTGGTGGGGCCGCCGTGAGAAGTTGGCACGACTTGATCGCCACACATTTGGCACGCAGACAGCGCACGGGGGTTATCCGCGTCTCTAATTGACGCTCCACGACGTCGGCGCTCGCCGGCAACAGCAGTACACCTCGTCGAGCAGTAAACCTTCGGCGATCCACCCCCCTTGCCACGTTTTGGTGGCACAGGCGCGTCGCACACTGGACACAGTTCTGACGGCATGACGACTCCTATGACGGCGTGGTTGGGGGTGACGGCAGAGCGGGACCGACCTCGAGCCGTCAAGCGAGGCCGGTCCCGCGTGGGGGTCAGCAGGTCAGCTCAGGACCTGCTTGAAGCCGGTGCCCTGCAGCACGCAGGTGCCGACGGGGTAGCGGCCGGCGGTGAACGCCGAGTAGCCGAAGACGACCATGCGCACCGAGAGCTGGTCGCCCAGCACCTCCTCGAAGGTGAACCCGACGGGAGCGCCGGCGTCCTCCATGAAGAGGTTGTCGGCCCGACGGGTGATGATGATCCGGTCCTCGTCGGTGCTGGCGCCGAGGTTGATCGGCACGCCGGCGTCGGTCACGACCGGCACACCGGCCACCGAACCGACCACGCCGTAGCCGGCAGCAGCGCCGGCGGCGACGACGTTGTCACCGGTGTAGCCGCGGATCTCGACGAGCGGACGACCGGAGGTGTCCGACTGTGCGCACAGCCACGCCCAGCGGCGTGGGTGAACAACGATCAGGTCGGCTGCGGCGAACCGGCTGGTGTTGATCTTGCCGAGGCCGTTGTGGACTGCGGCGACGAGCGACGCACCGGTGGTGCCGGTCCACGCTGCGGTCTGCACCGAGGTCGTGTTCAGCACACCGAAGTGGCCGCCGCCGGTGCCGGCGCCGCCGATGGCGGACACGTTGACCTTCGTGGCGTAGTCGGCATACAGGTCCTGCAACAGGATGTTGGCGATGCCGTCGCCACGGTCCACCGACTGGCGGGACACGACCTGCTGACCGGAGAAGGTCCGCACCGGCACGACCAGGTCGGACTCGGTGAAGGTCGTGTTCGACACGGCGGTGTTCTGCGTCTCCTGCGCCGCGACGGTCGAGCCGGTCGCGCCACGGGGGATCGTCAGGGTCATGCCGGCCTCGGGCAGCGGCACGGCGGTGACGTTGTTCAGGAACGGACGCCCCG